CCCGAAAAAATCTCGACAGGGAAGAGGGAAACATTCAAAATACTCTCCAACCTCTCGTAACTCGGCTCGTAAAAGATACAGAGGTCAAGGACGTTGACCCATCCAAACCTCTATACTTATCTGGCACCCAGTAAGGTCTGTCAGGGTGTAGGGGTTTTTGCTTTAGTCAGAATTCCAAAGAATACAACGATTTGGAAAGTTGAAGAAAAGCAAATACGTAAATACAAGTGGGATACAATTCCCAATGAAATTGAATCTTATGTTGAACGTATGACCTTCTGCGATGAAGAAGGATTTTGGTTAGACTGTGAATTAGACCGTCTTTACCCCGCCTACTATGTAAATCATTCAGAAAATGCAAACGTGACACTTGGAGAGTTAGGAGAGTATATTACCACGCAACAAATTGAAAAAGACGAAGAAATTCTATTTAATTATCCACCCGAAGACAAAGACTGGACATGAGCAGACTATTAGTTAATCTACCCGCAACAAAAGTATGGGTAAGAAAAGAATACCTATGTGACCATAAATCAGGTCACGGTGAGTTTGTTGAAGGACTCTGGGTTGCTGCAAAGAGTATACCAGGTCGTGCCTTTTATTTTGAAACCTACCTACCAGAATATGGTGCAATCTATGATAAGTTACCAATTTCTGCCTTTGTAGCAACACCAAAGAAACCAGAGCCAGACTTAGATTTACCAAATCTACAGTTTTGGAACTGTATGGATTATGATGTGACTGCGATTTGTAAGAATATTGTTGCATCAATGGAGTGGGAGTGTCGTACAAGACACTTTGGTAATATGAAAGGGCACTATATTTGCACTTTAGATAATTACCATGCCGATCAGGACACGGTTGATTCAAGCACAAGTGAGATGCCTGATGAACATAAGTCATTTAATCTGATTGAACTGTATAATTATCAGTTCGCACTATATCCAAACAACCGTTGTCGTGTCTATGACATCTCAATGACTCCTGATACACCTAAACAACCTGATTTTAAGGTGTCAACTGAGTGGTATCAAGTTGAAAATGGTGTAAAATGGGGAAGATTGGGTGATTGTGATGATTATTTCTGGACAACACCTGATGAAAGAGTCAAAAAATAGGTATATTTTACATTGGATAAGTCAATTATCCAAAATTAGACCAGAATTAGGTAATTTTAGCATCTGTCCTTATGCGTCAGGTGCTAATTTTAGTATTCAAGAACAAAAATTATGTCGAATCGTGCCAAATAGTGATTTTGATGTTATAATTTACATAGTCGAAGAAGATATTGACGCAGACTTCCTGTATGATGCAGTTGACGACTACAATTCCAACTACCCTGACTACAAATTCATTGCAGATCACGGTAAAACGAAGACATACATACAAGGAATACAGACAAATAACGGAAAATATAACTTAGTTCTTTGTCAACCACGAAAAGAACTGACTGAGGCAAGAAAAAAACTTGCAAAAACCAATTATTATGACTATTGGGATGAAAACTACCTCGAAGAAGTGCTCGAAGACGACTATGGAATCATCAATGACAAAGAAACACGTTAAAAATGCTCATATGGGGCAACATTTGCTTGCTCAAGTGTATAATGTAGAGGTTGATAAGTTAACTAAACCCGCAGAAATAGCAAATGAGATGGTAAAAGCAGTCAAAGCGGAAAAATTGACTCTTTTGAACTGTTTTGTACACGAATTTGACCCACAAGGAGTCACAGTTAACATTACACTTGCTGAAAGTCACTTCACAGTGCATACTTGGCCTGAAAAAAGATGCGTTGCTATTGATGTTTTTACTTGTGGTAACAAAAATCCCCGTTCAGTTGCTTGGTGGATACTAAATTACTTTGATAGTGACGATTATGAGATGAATGATTATGCAAGATAGGGTATAAATAAATCTAAAAGCATTAATAATGGCGATTCAACGCAAATCTAGAGCATTTAAGGATATAAGTCTGTCTTTTTCACCACATCCAGTGACAAAAGACCTTCCTGTGCTTGTAAATGAGCGAGCAATCGTTAGATCAGTGAGAAATCTAGTTGAAACGATACCTACTGAGAGGTTTTTTCAACCACTTTTAGGCACTGACATACGTGATTCACTATTTGAGAACTTTTCACGCACAACTGTCAACATAATTGAAGACCAAGTACGTGATACTGTTAGAATTTATGAACCAAGAGTGCAAAATGTAGGTGTTGAGGTAAATGCAAGACCAGATGATAATACTTTTGAAGTCAAAGTGCTTTTTGAAATTAGAGGATTGGATCTTCCAATACAGTCTTTTACATTCATTTTAGAACCATCGAGATAATATGCCCTTTACACAGTTTACAAGTTTAGACTTTGATCAAATCAAAGCACAAATTAAAAATTATTTACGAGCAAACTCAAATTTCTCTGATTTTGACTTTGAGGGTTCTAACTTTTCAGTTTTAATTGATACTCTTGCTTATAACACATATATTAATGCATTTAACGCAAACTTAGTTGTTAATGAATCATTCTTAGACTCTGCGACTGTACGTGAGAATGTTGTATCATTAGCAAGAAATATTGGATATGTACCCCGTTCAAAAACCGCTGCAACAGCTTCAATTAGAATAGGTGATATAAATGTCGGAACAACAAGTAATAGCACTCCTAAGTTCTTAAGTCTACGTGCTGGACTTGTTTGTGTTGGTAATTCACAGAATACAACTTATCGTTTTTCAATTCCAGATAATATAGTTTCAACAAGAGTTGTTGATGTAGGTGGAACATCTTTTGCAAAGTTTGATGATCCAATCGTTGTTCATGAGGGTACTTACTTAACAAGAACATTTCGTATTGATACATCAATCAAACAGAGATTTATACTTGATAGTCCAAACATTGATAGTTCAACAATTCGTGTGTTTGTATCTGGACCTGCTGATACAGGACTTGGACGTAGTTATCGAATGATTGATAATATATTGAATATTGATAAAAACTCTGAAATATTCCTTGCACAGGAAGTTCAAGATGAAAAATATGAAATATTATTTGGAGATGGTTTATTTGGAAGAAAATTAGAGAATGATTCTGTTGTGACAGTCAGATATATTGTAACAGAGGGTGAGACAGGTAACGGAGCATCCAACTTTAGTTTCCAAGGTTCATTTACAAAGAGTGATGGTACACTGTTTACTCCATCTGATAGTATAAACGTCACTACAGTTTCAAATGCTCAGAACGGATCTGAGGTTGAAGATGTGTCTTCCATTAAATATCTTGCTCCAAGGATATATTCAGCACAATATAGAGCAGTCACACCAAGAGATTATGAAGCGATTATACAAACAATCTTCCCTCGCACTGAATCAGTTGCTGTAATTGGTGGTGAAGAGTTAGATCCACCACAGTTTGGTAAAGTTCAAATTAGTATCAAACCGAAGAATGGTACCTTTGTATCAGACTTTGATAAATCACAGATTAAAAATAAATTAAAAAATTACGCTATCGCTGGTATTAACTCTGAAATAGTTGACTTGAAGATACTATATGTGGAAATCGATACAACCATTTACTATAATCCTTCTCAAATATCATCAAGCATTAATTTAAGAAGTGATGTGATTACCGCTTTGAACTCTTATGCTGGTAATGTAGAGATAAACAAGTTTGGTGGTAGATTTAAGTATAGTAAAGTTAGCACATTAATAGATCGTATTGACAATGGTATTACATCTAACATAACCAAAGTCATCATTAGAAGGGACTTGAAGGCACTGTTAAACCAGTTTGCACAGTATGAGTTATGTTTTGGAAATAAATTCAATATAAACCCTGCAGGTTACAATATAAAGAGCACTGGATTTACAATAGAAGGTTTTACTGATACTGCATATATTACTGATGTTCCAAATAAAAACCTTTCTGGCAACTTAGATGGTAGTATGTTGGGCACTCTTAGTGTTGTTGCAAAGAATAATAAGAATGAGCAACGAGTTATTGTGAAGGATGCAGGGTTGGTTGACTATAAAAAGGGTGAAGTTATCTTAAATACTATTAATATAACATCTACTGCAAGTCAAAATAATATAATTGAAATACAAGCATTCCCAGAATCAAATGATGTTGTGGGATTAAAAGATTTGTACCTCAGTTTTGATGTTTCAAAGAGTACAATAAATACTGTTAAGGATGTGATTGCTTCGGGAGAAGATGTTTCAGGAGTTGTGTTCACACGGGATTACTACACTTCAAGTTACTCTAATGGAGATTTAGAGAGGAAATAATTTATGTCACAAATTGACAAAAGAATACAAGTAAATACGATTATTGAAAATCAGTTACCTGAATTTATAGGTGCTGATTTTTCAAAAACCACTGAGTTTTTGAAGCAATATTATATTTCCCAAGAATTTCAAGGAGGTCCTAGTGACTTAATTAGTAATCTTGATCAATATTTAAAATCAGATAATTTAGTTCCTGAAGTTGTCGTTGGTGTTACAACATCATTAACAGATTTATCTACCACTGATACTACAATTACTGTTCCTAGCACCACTGGTTTTCCAAGAGAATATGGATTACTAAAAATAAATGATGAGATAATAACATATACAGGTATTACAACTAATACATTCACAGGATGTGTAAGAGGTTTCAGTGGTGTTACAGGATATAATGTTGGTATTCAATCATCCTTACTTAATGTTAATCAGGAAAGTTTAAAGTTTAATGAGACTGCAGCATCATCTCATACATCTGGAACAGAAATTACAAACTTATCTGTACTATTCTTAAAAGAATTTTTCAAAAAACTAAAGAAAACATTTTTACCTGGTTTAGAAAATAATGATTTTGCAGAGAATTTAGATGCAGGAAACTTTGTAAAGTTTGCTCGTTCTTTCTATCAATCAAAGGGTGTTGAGGAATCGATTAGAATATTATTTAAAGTACTATATGGTGTTGAATCAAGAATCTTAGACCTAGAGGGTAATTTAATTAAACCATCAGGTGCTGAATTTATACGTCGTGAAGTTATTGTTGCAGATTTAATTACACCAACAGGTGAACCACAGAACTTAACTGGACAAACTATATTTAAATCTACTGATACATCCACTAACGCATCAGTATCAGAAGTTGAAATTATAAAGAGAGAAGGTAGAAATTACTACAAGATGGCACTATTTGTTGGATTTAGTGACCGTGATTTGATTGAAGGTGTATTTACCATACCAGGTAAAACAAAGGTCATTGGAGGGGCAGTAGCAGGTGCTACAGTTATCGATGTAGACTCAACTGTTGGGTTTGGTACTACTGGTACTATCATAAGTGGTGCTAATCATCATATTGATTATACGTCAAAATCAATTAATCAGTTCTTTGGATGTACTGGGGTAG